AAGCATGGGGAGCCGCTCCAATTCCGACATTGCCTGCTGAACCATCAACAAAAACTATTGTATTATTTTTACCGTCAGCTATAATCGTGTCCCTGAAATAAGATGTGCCACCTTCATATCCTTGATAATTTAAAGTAAGAGCGGCGGCATTGTCTGCATCGGTTTGGTTACTTATATGATGATTCACCGCTGAAACTTGTCCTAAAACAAGTCCTCTATTTGCGGCATGAGCACTATGATGGATACTTAATGCATCTGCGTTATATGCGGCGGCAGATATTGTAAACTTACCACCTACTGCTACATCTGAGTTCGTAGTATCAACTGTGAATATATCCCCACCATCTGAGTTCTTGCGGACAAGGAATGCTTCTGTGGAAGTAACATCTATTACTTGCGTACCTTCTAAGATTTCATCAAATGATAAAGTACCACCACCAGATACGGTTAAGTCACCAGATACTACTAAATCACCATCAATCGTTCCACCATTACCGAAGTCTTCAACTATGGCTCTAAGCATTGAACTCTGCATTTAAATCTCCACCGTCTTAACAGCGCCAGTAGTGCTGCTGGTTGAGAGATATGAAAAGTAAATTGTATTACCAAGTCCACGAGGCACTGTAATAAATGTGAGTGTATTCTTGGGGATCACTAGGTCTTTCAGAACTACAATATCAACTGCGGTTGCCGCAAAGTTAAAATAGATTTCTGTTGCTGCGTAGACTCCAATTGTGGCTGTGGATGATTTTAACGATAGATGTTCCGTATCGGTAACAGTGTCTACTGCATCGGCTGTAGCCGCAGTATTAACTGTCCATTCTCCGCCTGTGGTGGCGTTCAGTGATTCTTGGACGGAATTTGCGTGTAAATTTGCCATGACTTTTCTTCCTCTCTAAGGTGGTGGCTACCGTGAACGAGATCGTTTTCGGTGCTATTATTTTTTCTTTTTTGACACTTTCTTCACAACTTTCTTGATAGCAGCTTTTGCTTTGGATGTAGCCTTGAAAGGCTCCCAATCATCTCTACTCATAATGCGCATAAAACCTTTTTCTTCCAGCGCAGCCTGTTTTTCGGGATGCTTGGCCAACGTAGATTCATCTACGCTTTCTACAAGTCCGCTATTTTGTTTTTTCCAGTATGTTACCATATGTGCCTCTATTAATTGCGTGGGGGGTGACAATGCACCCCCCACATTGATAATGCTAAGAAGTGATACTAGTCCACGTTAGTAAACTTCACTCCCTTGATGTTGTCAGAATCGTCGATGATTTTGCATCCATAGATCATATCCAAATGTTGTACTGAGCTTTTTATCTCAGATCTCCGCATTTCTACGGAGTATCGGCGTACCTTTTCATCTCTAAGTGAGATGGCGCGGCCTCTTGGGAAGATTATTTCACTTCCTACGCTCTGCCCCTGACCACACTTTGTGTAGCCTTCGGTTCGGGTTGTCATAGCCATAATGGCCTTAGAGTTCCCGCTTAATTCCGCGCTAATAATTTGCATAGTCGCCTACGCAAACGCCCATTGTTGAGCTACGACCTTAGTACCTAATGCGTCAATCGAGTACTCATTTTGCACTCTCACATCTTGCTGAATTGCGCAGGCTCCCGCTGTCTTGTGAAAAACAGCTCCGGCAATTGTTGAACTTGTGCCGGCGGTACTGACAGTGTTACTCATGTACACGTCAATCCCATAAAGCGATCCAACTAATCCAGATCTCAATCCCCGGTTACCTTCGCCAACTGCATCATTTCTGATGAAGTACTGGGCGATACCAGCGGATGGGTTAAGGATGTCTGCAAACAGAGTTGGGTTCACAACCATAGAGCATTGACCGTCCATATACGGAATGTCATTTTCTCCAAGTGTGGCCAATACTGATTCAAACACAGCTGCTGTGAGCGTGTCATCAGCGGACAACGCCTGAGATTGGTTTAAACCATCCAGTTCTGCCCAGATGTCTGCATCCAACTTCCTTCCCAGCGCTTCACCAAACATACGGACATACTTGTCCATGAGGTCTGCTTCGGACTGAATCATAGAAATGTCACTAAATAATTTTGCGACATATTCATGTTTATTCAGCGCCAGCTGAGTTTCGGTTGTTGCAGTTGCGTCATAACTAACGTCTGCGTCTTCTGCTTTAGAAGTTGCGGTGATAATTGACATTTCGGGGATATGAACTACATCTCCGAAACCTTTGCCCTTTACTAAGGGGCTGTAATCGTCAACCAAACCCCTGAACACAGTAGATCTCTCGAAGTACTTATAAATTCCATCTGCCCATCACTTGTTATTGCATAGCTCTTTATCTACGCTCTCCGCGTTTCTACGGAGTATCGGACTATCTATTCACCCGTTTGGGTGTCGCGGAGTCGTGGGTGGATTATCTCACCACCTAGTCTCTGCGGCTGGCTTGCGCCTTCACCTCTGATTGCCTTATGCAGCTGCACTTAGGTTTCCAGTTTTTTTCCGCGATAATTATGACTGTAATTACTTACAGAAACGCCATTACTATAGCTCGGGAATGAAATATTGTTCAGTGGTAGTCGTTGCCGAATTACCTGTGTAATGTCTTGCCATTTGTAATCTCCATTAAGATTTAGCTTGATAGTTTTTAACAATAGTCGACCAGTGCTTGCGGCGTTCTTCAGGCGACATCTCCCAAGAATCTTTCTCAATTTGCGCTACTGGCGATGCAGCACTTTCATTGGTAGCAACTTTCTCGATAGGCGCTACACGCTTGGCAAATTTGAGTAGTTTTTCTGTGGAAAGGTCTTCCGCAAACTCTCGATCCTCTTCAGTAAGTGATTCCATAGCTTCCGCGCGCAATACGTCTTCCAACGCTTTACCACGGTCGGCATATTCTTTTAATTCTGCTAATTCAGCCCCGCGTTTTTCTGCCAATGTTTTCCATTCTTCATTCTCGGATAACTTCGTTTCTTCCATCTCTTTGAGCTTACCTTCAAGCTCTGCGGTTCTAGTTTCACTTTGCTGGGCGCGTTTTCTGTACTTCTTCGCATCTGCGATAAGCTCGCCAGCGTCTTGCGCACTTTCGCTGGTGGCTACTTGCTCCTCTAAAGCGGGAGCGGCTTGCTCAACTTGAGCGTTCTGTTCTTCAGACATCTGTCTGTCTCCTGTTACAATCTGTGTACAACTACGACTTGGTGTTTATCTAATTCTCTAATGTTGCGCCCTATAACTTCAGCGAACATATTTACAATTTCTTTTTCCACATTCGGGCCAACCTTCTGGTTAGCAGCGACTACACGCTTAGATGCACCACGCTTCACTACTTTTTTTCGTTTACGGCCCTTGGCATCTGGCATACGACGCTTGCCAAAGCGACCTAAATTATTAGCGATCATCTTTGTGGCTTGGTCAGAATCTGTGATTCCGTATTCAATTTTTATTTCACCCATCACATTGCTTTTAATAAACTTAAATGCCTTGAGCATCTGGCCAGTGAGCGTCAAGTTGGGTGGAGATACTTTAGATGATATCTGACCAGCGTACTCACCACCAGATTTCTCTTTCGCATACTTTGGCGTGTATGCATTAAATGTATGACCATGGGCATCTATACCCTTCAAAATCTGCTTCTTATGCGCCATAGCCAGATTAGATCCGCCAATACGCGCATCGTTCTGCTTGAACTTTAGAAGTTTGTTAAGATTGAGAAAGTTTACGTTTTTCATAGTACTGCTGTATGGTCTGTGGACGCTTGTATCGTTTTGCTTTTTTTAGCTCTTTAATGCGCCGCTTTGCTTCATTTCGGTGGTCTACTAATATCTTGTCAGGTGACATTTTCTGCCAATGATGTCGGCAGCGAGGCCCACCACGATCAACAAACGCACCCGGAAAACGTGAATCTATTTGCGCCTTAGTATAGGGCATGCCGGCAAGGATCTCACGACATAAGGGACGTGTGCGCTCATCCATAGGGCCGATATAGAAATACTTCATACTCTCCGGCTGATTCGCAGACATAACATGCGACACGGATTGCTGGTAATCAGCCAGCGCGGTTTCTGTGATTAACTTGATGGAATTATCGCTGGTAACTACATGACGCTGAATTGCGCCTTTGATTTCATCTCTGGTGGAACCAGCTATAACACCCTTGGAGATCTCGTTGCGAACCGTGCTGCCAACGTGACCCGTATACTGGACTATTGTGGAGCGTTGGACATTCTGTAAAGCCAAGAGTTCTGCTTCGGTCGCAGCCCCAGAAAACGGCATATTATCAAGAATATCTTCAGTTGCAGCGATGTAGGCGTTGATGCCGGTAGACATACCCAGATCTTCAATAACGTAGGTCGTAACGTCCAGCGCAGCGAGAATAGCAAGTATCTCCAGTGGCGATAAACCTTGGTCTTCCATTTGTTCAATATCATTTAAAAACTCGTCTGTTGAATTGTCCAGACTGTCGATGTATGATGCAGCTGCGTCATCAATGCCGGGCATTGCTAACTCTGTAATCTATTAAGCAGTCTATTTACCGGCTCACGCTCATTCTCGATAGAGCGGAATTCATCTAATTGCGATTGGTTATAATCTACGTTTGTAGCTTTAAAATAATCTTCGGGGGTAGCCAGATTGTTATCAAAGCGCCATTGCCAGTACTGGATCTCATCCTGTACAGTCATAATCTGGTTATCCGGCTCTACAAAATCCACGCTGTAATCTGGATCAAGTTTAGTGCCGGTCTGCACTTCAATAATTCTACGATCTATATCAAATCTATCTTTTTCAAATGGTCGCCAAGTGTCTTCCAAGCTGGCTGCGCGCTCATCCGTTAATTCAATATCCTGTAACTTCAAACTGGCTGCACTGGGACTGTTGCCCTTTGCATCAAGAAACTTTACCCGGATATGATTGTTCTGGAGCGTAGCTTCAGTCATAAAGCGTAAACTTTGGATAATCTGGTTCAGATCTGCGCTTGGGCCTGTGACTCCCATCTGGCTGTTTTCTGGCAAATATAAAATTTTGTCCACACCCATTTCCACTCGTGACTCATTATCAACATTGTTGATCCACTTGATTCCAATTGCACCTAGGCGCAGACAAAGAGCAACCTCCGTCATACCAACTGATAATGAGAGATCCGCGCGCACTACGTCGCTGGCATCTGCCGTAAACCAATCTCGACATGGATTCTCCCGGTGAACAAAAACCACCGGCATACGACCATACGGATTAATATCACCATCGTTCACCGATGTAATCTTGCCACCAGTATCAATCAAATAATGCTGGCCTGCGTAGCCGGGACGGTCTTCCGTCCAGACCGCATACGTCAATTCGTGAGTGCGCTGATTCCCGTGATACTGTATTGGATACATAACTCCAAACGGCTCCGGGTCACCAGACTCAAGAAACAACGGCTCAAAGAACGGCAGCACCTCATGCTCAACACGCTGATTGCGCTCACTCCAACGGCAATGATATGCCATCGTGCCTAGTAAGAATGTCAAGCGCTCCAACTGACGGCGCGTGGCATTAAGGCCAGCCATATTTACTAAATCTTCATACTTAGCATCCACAAAAGCACGAGGGGGGCGCTTGTACGAAAGCCCACGGAGCGCTGCTACTCTTCTGGTCAAATTCTGCGTAAAAAGCGGAACTTGTCGCAAACTCTCCGTGCCAAAATACTTTTCTACATACTGATCTGAGTAACCTTCATAGAAGTCAAGTAAATACTCTCTATGACGATTGCGCTCGTTCTCAAAAGCTGAGAGCGAATCGGTTAAACTGTTAACTACTACTTCTTGCGCGAGATTCGGGATTAGCATCTATGTTATTGTGTGATAGGTGACATCTACCATTCTATCATTCCAGCCTTGCGACTCTTGATAGAATGGTAATTAACTAAAAAGTAGCGAAGCATATCACAACAATGATCGAAACGACCATCTTTTAACGGCTCTTCACGCACCCGCTGATCTGCCTTGATCTCCGGGTAACGATAGTTCTCGTAACTCTGAATGGATACTTCGCACCTTGGATTAATGAAAAAACTTGTCTCACCCTGCGCATCCTCGAACCAGCGCCGGACATGTGCTACGCCGGAAACTATGTTTCTGGAAATACTGTCTCGTTTTACATCTACGCGCAGACCGTGCTTCCGAAAAACTTCTATATCCGAAATTCCACTCTGCAAATTAGTACCCGCCCCAGCCGGGTCCCCCCACAAACGCACAAAGTTATAGGGCAGCGCATTGATGCGATTAGCTAACTCAGATGTCTTAGTGTCTTCCAAACAGATCTCATCTATCTGGTAGATGGTAGGTAAGCCAGATTTACGCAGCTTTGTTTGGAATACTCCAAAGGCGGATCTACGATAGCCCCAATCAATGGCTCCGTAAACTGGCAGGGCGGGGTCATAGACGACGCTTGCGTCCACTTGCTTGTGGTAATCAAAATTGTATACTCGTCCTGAGAACGATTGGAAGCTGGCTTCGATTTCTTGGAGATACGTTTCACGGGTCATTGTCCTTTTGAGTTCTTCCACGTCGTCTTTGAAATACGGCGAGGATGTTGATGGGAATGTCCAACTCTCCCACTCTGGAAAGCTGTCATCTTGACCACGCTTATTTACAATCTCTTCCCAGAAATTGAATCCGCGCGGGGTGGAACAGAAGAGTACCCAGCCCTGCCTGTCCGCAAGGGTAGGGCGCAAGTACATTTCGTATGTACTGCGAGCAATTAAAGCCATTTCGTCAATGATAAGATAGTCTACGCCGGTATATAAGTATGAATAGGTTGCCCCATTCAGCCATCTCCGATGAGGGAGTCTGGACTGTCCGCTGACTTCACTACCAACTCTGAGTTCAGGCCCGCGAGGCGTAATAAGTAGAGATCTCCGCTGATTTCTTTCTTTGCGGTTACTGGTAGCTTGAGATCTACGATAACCATGCGCTTAACCTCTCTGGCCACTTTCTGGGCCAATGAATAATTGGGCGCAACGATCCAGCCGCGAGTGTTGGGAGTTAAGAGCCACGGCATGATTTCATGCGCAGCTAAGAAAGATTTACCGGCCCTACGGCCGAAGTTTACACAGCGATAACGCGCACGGGATTCATGCACTAGCCTCTGTTGTGGTGTCGGGTGATACCCCAAGAGATTCCATAGCTTTTGCCTGTTCATTATTTGCTTGATCAAGTGGATTGTCCTCAAAGCCGCACTCTTTTAAGAGCGCTTCTAGGTTACCAGTTAAGTCAACGGCTGTTTTGTCGCTCATACCAAGAAAATTCTTACAGAGGAAGATGGTGCAGGCGGTGTTTTTTTCGACCAAAGACATTTTCAAAATGTTCTGGCGCAATTTCAATTTTACGTCCTCCAAACCAGCTTCATATTCACCGCGGAAACGCTTGCGGATTACTGACTCAGATACTTGGAAGTATTTTGCAATGTCGATGATGGTGCAACCAAAACCCGCGAGCATGCGGACTTGGTCACTGTCTATGTCTGTACGTTTGTTATGTGGTGTTGCCATACTTATACCTCAGATGGTGACATGATGACCTTTGCGCACTTTTTTAATGCTCTGGCCCAGTAGACTCTTGCGCTGCTGCGGCTGATCTCCAGCGCTAGGGCGATGTGCGTGCATTCATGGCCTTTGAGCTTCATTTCGAACACTTGTTTCTCGCGCTCGCTTAACTCATCATAAATCTTGTGCGCGGCCAATTGTAAATAGCGCATTTCCGGCGCTATAAAGGCTGATGCAAAGATGGCCATTTTCGTTGCGTATTCTTCACTCTGGGTAATGGCTTCTTCTAACCGCTCCGCATCTACATCGGTCAAAGTGTACCAATCGGCAGTCATAAGTCACAGAAAAGCTACATAGTGGAGTGTTGACAAAAAACGCCAAGAAAATTTCTAAGACACACATACCCGAAGCGCGAATCTGGGCCTTGGTGCATGGGGTATTTTGGCCGTTTGTGGAATGGGTTTCCGCATGTCCTCCGAGAGGCCGCGCCGGCGCTGGCTCCGCGCTGGCTCCGCGGTGGCTCGGAGCCGCCCGGATCTATTTTGAATTGTTCACTCGTTTCATTGCTGTTGTGGGCTGTTGATTAAGTGTTGACAAGCTACAGATCAGCAACCAAATTCTATTATGCATATATATATGAGCATAAACAACACAACCGGCCCGGATGGGCCAAAGGAACAACACCATGACACAACCTAAAATGTATTACACAGCCGGCCAGTACAGCGCCACAGTCAAAAAGGATCCTGAGAACTTCGACGAATACAAAGTACAATTCTATATTGGCGGCGTGGCTGAAGGAACTGGGTATTTTACGCCAGATCTGGATGATGCACAGGACACAGCCAAAGCGGAATGCGATCGAGGCAATGAGCGAGATATCAGACAGAATCTCTTGATCAAGCAAATCATGAAGGATCAGCAAATAGTTGATCATATGGACAAAAAAGATCCGCGCGACGAATTCCGCAGCGCTGCAATTGATGCAGTGAAAAAGACGCTCAAAGCCAGAAAAGAATCCGGCGCGCTGGTAAATGAAGCGGACTATATAATGGGCGCGCTGGCAGTGATGCAACTAGTTGACGTGAACACATACGGCGCGGATCCTGAGCAGCTCGCAATCATGCCGCCTGCATGGATGTTTGGCATCATGCGCGGCGAATCGATCAATGGCGGAGATGTACCCGCGAATATAGTATTGATTGAAACTTGGACAGAACAAGATCCGGACGGGGACGGGTACGAAAAATATAAATGTCGCCGCATCACAGCGCCAAACCATCTAGAGGTTGAAGAGCGGGATCTTGACGCGATCCGGGAAGAATACAGCGGCGACGATCTCGAGATGGAACTTGACGAGATCCGGCGCACGCGTAAATCTATTAATGGGAGGGCGTAACCGTGGCCAAAACACAAACAAACAACACAATGAGCCGGCTTTTTTTGGTTACTACCTTTGACCAGCTGGCCGCTCAAAGCTGGACACAGCGCGCTATTTTCGGCGCGCTGCATGCGATCCAAGACAAAGCCAAGGCCGTGAATAAACTGTCATATTATGTAATGGCAGCGCGGCTGGAAACTTGGCTGGGTAGCATAGAAAAAAAGCCGCCCTTTTCATTGTTCACGGTGGGCAATGCCAAACTCCCATTCCTCAACTGGTCCACGCTCCCCGGCGTGAACTGTCCCGGCGCTGGTGACTGCTGGAACATCAAGAAAAAAGCCTCGGATAAATGGGGCCATTGCTACTCGCTGCGTGCGTATAGATCAGCGCATGCAGTGGGGAGCTGGCTCCAAAATTCAATTCTAGAACGCGGGCATTTTGGCCGGGAATTAATCCGCCAAGAGTTGGCGCGGATCTTAGACACTCCAAAATTTCGCGATCAAAAAACCGTCACTTTACGGCTGTATGTTGATGGCGATTTTCATTCGGTCGAGGTGTTGAAATTTTGGCTCGATACGGCGCGAAAATTCCCAAGGCTGCGTATATATGGCTACAGCAAATCACTGCATTTTTTCGCGGATCTGGTGGCCTCTGGCTATGAATTCCCAACTAACTACGCATTAAACGGTTCAGGAGGTGGAATTTATGCGGGTACGGGGCTCCATAACTCACTCAAAAAACAACCATGGTATCGCGGCGAATTCATAAGCGCGCCGGTATCTGGTAACGCCAAAAGCCATACACGCACCAAAGACGAGCGGCGCGAACTGCGCGCACAGTTTCCCGGTGAAAAAATATTCATTTGTCCCGGGCCGTGCGGAACTTGTACCAGCATAAAAGACACGCCGCACGCCTGCGGGAATCTGGATGAGTTCAAAAATACTAAAATAGTTATTCCGGTACACTGACATGACTGAAAATAAATTCTGGTTTTTCTTCTATCTGATATACTTTACCGTCACTCACATTTTGACACGCTGGTATCTAGATAAGAAATTTCCAGAAAACCAAGAGGAGATCGAAAAATGAAAATCGAAATCATAAAACACAGTGCCGACAATTGGACGGCGCTGCATGACGAGAAAAAAACCCCCGCGTGGCTGATGTGTTACTTGTTTGTAAAATATCCAGCTATTCAAAAACTAGAGATGATGAGCGGCTATTTAACGCGTGACTATGTGAAGACACAGATTAAAGATACTGCGCGATCACTAGCCGCAACCGGCGAAACAATAGAGGACATTAAAAAAGAGCCGGTGAAATTGATAGAGATGAGATACTAGACTAAACACGCGCCACCAAAAAAGGCCCCGGAAACGGGGCCTTTTTTTTTATCTATACTTACCCAGCCTACGCCAGCGATCCGCGCAGCAGCGCGCAAATTTCGCGCTTAAATCACTGGTTTTTTTGCTTTGGTGGGTAATCTTTCGAAAATTAGCTGAAAATAGCTCATGGCCACCGGCGCAGTAATAGAGAGTAAAAAACAATTACCCACAGATCCGCCGCGCAGCAAACCTAGGAACCGGCGCGCAGATCTGGCCGCGCCGCGGATCCGGCCGCGCAGCAGTGCGCCAAACTTCGCGAAATTCGCACTAAATCCGCGCGGCTGCGTGCTACTAGGTCCCGCGCAAATTTGCGGCGTTTTTCACTGGTTTTTTTGCGTGTTTTTTGGCTGGTTTTTTCTGGATCTTTTTTTGCGAAATTTGAACATTCAATGACCAATTTTCATGGTCTTCGCGCTGCGTTTAATATTATTTTTGCTCGGAAAATTTTTTTTTCAACTGTCGGTTGCGGAACGCGAGTTTGTCTCTTGATTTCATTCTAACGAAGCATCGATCCAAATTTTTTATTGAAAGATTTTCCCACCACCCCATGATTGCGCTACATTTTACATCGCCATCTTTGGCCAGCGCAAACACGCATTCTTTACTGGGATCATGTGAAAACTCGCATTTATCAAAGAAATTCATATTAGCTTGTCAACACCCCCGTTTACACCGACGCACCGTAAGTGTAAAATATGTAAAAAATGTAAAATTTCTTCTCTATAAGACTACTGCACACCCCACCCCCCATGTAAAATAGTTTTTTTACCTTTTTTACCTTTTTTACACTTTCAGCGTACCGGGAATTTCGTGTCAACACTAAATAAAGTCATCCAAATCAGTTTTAATCTTTTCATACTGGCCGCGTTCTGATTTAATAATTAGCCCATGGCTAACCATTTTATCCAGCCATTTATATAAACTACGGGTAGATGATATATTGAGTACATCATTCAGCGCAGTTGCGAATGCTTCCACCGCAAAATGATCTCCGTTCACTGCGTTTAATACTTTATCCATCTCTGATTCTTTTTGCTGCGTGTACCAGAACATTTCGGTCTTTGGCAGCGGCCTCAAGAACTCAAAATATAGTTCATCATCATTATGCAATTTCATACCCGCTGGAATCCAGTGCAAATCACTGCGCATACGCACTTTCGTAATCTTAATTACTTTGAGTTCCGCGGATACTTTCGTACTGGCAATTTGTACCAGATTATCCAGCCAGTTAGTATATGCGCTCCCACCAAAGACCATTGCTGGATCCAGCGCAGCCAGTTCATTCTGTTTCTTGTGGTGGTTCACCATAAGCACTGCGCAGTTGTACTTATTCTTCAGCGCGGTGATGCGTGACAGCAGCGCCACCAGCTTATCATTAGATACTGTATCTACATTAGTAGATGAGTAGAGATTATCGATAACGATCAGTTCATAATTCCCATGGCGCAGATTCCCTTCCACCATATCATATGAGTCTGAGAATAGGTCTTTCTGTCCATTAACACTGACTCGGAGATTCTCATTTAATAAATGTGCTTCCACCGGATATTGTTCCATCAGCGGCTTGGTTTGCAGCGCGAGTCGTTCCCCGATCACATCGTCCAGCATTTCATACTGCATATATAATACTTTTCTAGCTCTGGGAACTCTGAAGTGTCCAAGGAACGGAACTCCCATGGCCACACTGGCTGCGAACTGGAGAGCAAAGATTGATTTCCCCACATTGGTTGCAGCTGCGATCCCGGCAGTGCCTTTCTCAAATAGCATCTGGTCGCATATATCTTCTGGTGGATTATTGAATTTGGCCATGAAGTCCATAGGACTAAACACCGCGGACCCGCCAAAGTCCTCCGGCTTGCGCCCAAACACTGGCGCAGCATCCACAAGTCGGTAAAGGTCATCACTACTATACCCATCGCAAAAGAAGTCTGTCAGGTCATATTTATCCGGCTTATCCACCCAGTTTAATATCCTGACCTTCCGTTTCTTATTATATAGTGCAGCAGCCACTTTCTTAGCGCCATCCTGTCCTACTGCGTCATTATCATATACGATCACCAGATCTTGTTCATCATCCAGTATTGATAGGTCGGAGGGCAGCGCCCCAGCGCCAGATGTGAATGTGATTGCTGGGGCATTAGCACAGTTGGCGCTCACTGCATCTTTTTCCCCTTCCACAACTAGAAGAGGTTTACCATGACACTGTGGGACAACCCTTGGATACAGTTTGCATTTGATATTAGCGCCAAACTGCGGCCCTTTATGAATCTTTACATGTGTCTCATCTATCTTAAACATGAGTTGGCCAGCGCCTTTATCATCTTTACGCACAGCCACGCCATACACTTCATCTAATGCGGTATCATTCCAAGGTAGCTTTAATATTTTAAGTAAATCTGGATAATGCTTAATAAATAAATCCCGCCACTTTAGATAGTCACTTTCTTCCAGCGCATGATTTGTGCGCTCAAACAGAGGTTCTCTGGTATTGGTTAATTCGAAATTATTCACACTATGTTTATTTTCCGCGCCAAACCACCATCTTTTGAGGCAGCGATGGCAGAATGCATATTCACTATTGACTTGCACACACATATCTGCTTTATCGGGATGTTCACACTCCGCCGGTGCATCCGCTGGGCATAATGCGCGGCCACCGCTGCTATTAAAGGTCTGAAAAATGTCGCGTGGATCTTTCACATTTGTTTCTTCAGATGATAAAGCGCGACACAATGCTTAAACACATTAACACCTACATCCAGTTTCTCACGCTTAATCTTGTGCTGATGGAACTTCCCATCTTCTTTTCCAAAGCGCAGTATCATCCCATACGCAATCTTGGCATTAGGCTGCGCAGCTTCGTACATAAACATGTACGCACCTAGCTGGATGATATGTTCTTTGTAGGGGCCGTATTTCGATGTTTTATAATCTGTGACTACTAGGTCATCGCCCATCTTACCGATACTGTCAATAGTACCACCCACGCGCAGATCTTCATTAACCAGTGTAATTTCGTTGGCCAGAAATGTGTATCTGTCTTTACTGACCCAATCAATGTAGCCGCCAAACGCTACTTTCGCAGTGTTGATCTGGTTGATAGTGAAATCACCAGTATCTACTTTCTGGTCTTTCTGGTCTGCTTCGATCATGGAATGCAGCAGAGTACCTATTTTCCCTGCATCCCGCAATTCTTCATCATAGTCAAATCCCTGCGATGATAACCGCTTTGCCCAGTTGATCAGACTCTGTTTATTCCATCCTAGCTCAGAATTAATAATTGTTGTAACGCTTGCTGCGCGGGTTCCATCTTTTAATATATAATTAGAACCGTGCTGTTTTTTCTTTTTCATTGATCCACCTATCTATGGTTTGTTTAGTTATGCTAATGATCATAGCAAATAAGACTATTCCCGCTGCGACAAAGAAGAATGCCATCGCCAGCACCAGTGCTTCCACGCACCACTCCGCCACATTGATTATAAACATCACTCACCTCCGTGGTAGTTGCGCCTGTCCCATTTATTTAAGAAATAATAGATAGTGATGCAGAATCCGATGAACAGATCATCGAATATGCCGGTGATTGCGATTTCATACAGATAGTATAGTGTCATTGTTGTCTCCTTGTTATTGTTAATTTTATGCCCAGCCGGCAGCCAACCGCTTTCATAATGTCACTTTTTTATAAGTAGTGATTATTTTGCTGGGCAATACATCTTGGGCATGTTCGCTTTTTTTTGCCATAGCTCACAAAATTATTATAATACTGCGGAATCCATTTCTTTCTCTCGCCGGAAGTACCAGCGCAGTAGGACACCATCTCCCAGCACTTATTACAGTCAGTGCAATGCTTGATAGATTCGTCTGCCCGACGTGCGTCACCGCGCCATGCTCCCATTATTTTATTAAACAGCATTTCTTCACCTTTCGCCCCGACCCACAAAAGCACCGCGAATTGCGTCCCACCAGCTTCTGCGCTTGGGCTTCGGTGCAGCTGAACGGATCTCGCTTATATTTTTTGATAAATCCACCGTAACCGCCGGCGGCTTTGATGAGTTTCGATTTGAACCCTTGTACTTTCTTCTGAAGTTTCGTTTGCGCACCCATGCGGAATGCGATTCTTTCTTTGTCTTCTGGCTGCTTACTGGCATTCAATGAACAACTCCTGTTGGTTGAAGCGTTGCTTTGCAATCTCTATATATTCTGGATTCAATTCTATTCCAATCCACTTACGTCCAAGTCTTTGCGCCACCCAGCCTGTTGTACCCGACCCAAAGAATGGATCAAGCACCACATCACCTTCACTACTACCAGCCTTAATACATAATTCAGGCAATTTGGGTGGAAATACAGCGAAATGTGCTTCTTTATATGATTGAGTATTGATAGTCCATACAGATCGTCTGTTTTTACCTATCTCTGCAAAGTTTGCATCTTTCAATCCACGATGTTTGAGCAACTCATCTTGGGTCCCGCCACGCAATTGTGATCTATTTCTTGTTCCCCAATCCTGTGCTGGTTCTCTAATCGCATCTGCATCATAGAAATACTTGGCTGACTTGCTAAGTAAGAAAATGTAGTCATGTGATTTAGTGCATCTATCAGTAACAGATTCAGGCATGGGATTGGGCTTATGCCAGATAATGTCTTGGCGCAGATACCATCCATCAGCCTGTAAAGCCAAAGCCACGCGCCATGGGATACCAACTAAATTCTTTGGTTTAAGACTTATTTTCTTTACTAAGCTACCTTGCGTTTTCTGCAATTCTTTGATTCTATGGTTTTGGCCTTCGTTTTTATTTGTATTAAATCCCGATCCAGTTTGCGAATTGTAACTATCCCCCAAGTTCAGCCAAACCGTTCCATCATTTTTCAATACTCGCTTAATTTCGCTAAATACTTTGACCATATTATCTATGAACGCTTCTGGTGTATCTTCTAATCCGAGTTGATCATCCATTTGATAATTACGGAGTCCCCAGTATGGAGGCGAGGTCACTACACATTGAACTGACTCGGTGTCAATCTCTTGTAGCTTATCAAATACATTACCGTGATAGATCACCCACAACTCTCCCTTACTTTTTTTGTTATATCATGCTCACGTCCATCCTTATCTATAAAAGCCGCAAAGAACACTTCGCTATTATGTCTCTTACTCATTAATGCTTGCATATCTTTGACAAAATCTTTGTAGTCAAAAGCCAGTACCAACTCATCAGCCCATTTATCTAGGTGGTTATCAAATGCGATAGATCCTGTGTAGTGTGGTTTCATCAACTAAACTCCGGAAATCGTTTATAAGAGTAGAACCAGTTACGGTCTTTTGTTTGTCCATTCTTGGCTGTAGAGATTGCAAGTTGCAATGTTTTCTGATTTGTGTATGGCACATAGGCGATCATTTCGTCATAATAAACGGCGATTATATCCACCCGTCCTGAGTTCACATATTTCTTAGTGTTAACTTCAATGGAAGTTTTGGCTTTGTCGGAAAACACTGACTTAATTTGCACTCTTTTCATTAATCCGCTCTCCAGTTCAACAATGAGATCAACTTGCGCTGAATCACATTCGGGGATATAAATATTATAACCACTTTCCACCAAATTTTTTCTGACAGCCAGTTCACCAATTTTACCCTTGGAGATGCTATGCATAGTCAAAAGGGTAGTAGAGCATCGTTAGACATTTGCTTAATAGAATAAAGTTGTGATTGTTCAAGGTGATATACAGGGCCATAGCCCATATCTTTAATATTGTGATCTTGCAGTAATTCTTCTGCCGGTGCGCAACCTAGAATTGTGAACTCTGGGAAATGGGCATGCACCAGTACATACCAATCCGCATCAGTTACTTGTTTATATGTTTTGCACTGTAGATAGCCGGGATTATATGTAGTGGCTTTTACATCAATGGTTGATCCACCCACCGTAAGATCATGTCCGCGCCGGTGTGGCCCTGTGGAAAGATCTGGATATACTTTAAAATACTTGGCGACAGCAATTTCACCGCCAGCGCCATTTATGTCGTAAGAAATATTACGCTTTTTGCTGTAATTGGTTCCATTTTGTATGTTCTGGAGCAGCCTGTGCATCCCCGCTAGAGTCGCTAACGATTGCTCCACTGTGTTCAGTGTCATTTTCATGGGTGTCCTGTGGTATGTGTTTTAACGCCGCATATAAAATCATATAGTTGCAAATGTCCATTGCACGCGATTCCACAGTCTCATCAGAGACTATTGATCCTGTCTTCGCATCATTACAGATCGCGTCTACATGCTTCAATACATACGTCATTAGCGCTTGCTCGGATGTGATACCAAGCCGCGCAGCTACATGTTTGAAATTGTAAAGTTTGTCTAAATTTGAGATTGTATACTCTTCGGACTTTCTCGCGCTCAGAGAACCGGCGCGGTGAAGAAAGTCATCTCTAAATTTGTTAAATTCTTCGTAGGTCATTCATCTTCCCAAGTAATCATTTCTCTCAGTCCATCTGCTTCAACTTGCAAACTGGCTATCCGGGCTTCCATCTCGAAAATTGCATTATCTTTGGAGCCATACTTCTTAACCATCATATAAATCACACCACTCCGATATGCAGTATGATTATATTCTTTGATTTCCACTATTTTGATGGATGGTTTATCCTGTTCTATTTCATCCGCATGCTCATTGCAACAAGCGCAGATCTTCGTTTCAAATTCGCGGAATTCCGCTCCGCAACAGTTACTTACTAACATCTTCTAATATCTCCCTAGTTATCCTAATTCTCGCTGCTTTACTCTCTAAGTTTGTTTGCGTGTTTTTATATCTTCGTAGTACACGCATAATACTATCGGACAGGGCAGCGGGATCAAGGTAGTTGCCACCTTCACCAATCATAGCCGTTTCATTAAAACATTTCTGATCCCGCGTGATAAATAATTTATTAAATGCTGGAGCCATTAATAATCCTCGTCCGTACCCCAGCCTGCTGATGCTAAAGCTTCCGCATCTGCCATTGAATCATCTGGCTCGTAATATTCTTCGATGATCATGTCAGTTTGAAAAACATCTTTAAAAATTTCTTCACTCAACATATACACCCACGGCCCGCGATCTTGGCGCACAGCAACCACGTTGGCGTTATTGAATTTGAGATAGTCAGCGATCTTTTTACGCCGCTTAACTTGTATAAGTAATGTGATATCACCCTTGGTTGCTTTAACGTCTATATCACTGGCTTCGCCCAAGGCACGACCATCAGAGCCATAGGCCCTGACGGCATCGAAGCCCAAGTCGCGCAATATGCTAACTACTTGGGCTTCCCCTGCATAACCTTTCCGTGCTGAAGCATTCGGCATTAGAATGGTAGGTCGTCTTCAGTACTTGCCTGACCACCCTCAAAAACTGCGTTTGGATCGTAGGTGTCCTTGAATGCAGTCCATGCTTCTTTAACATTATCTGGCAATGGGGCTTTAGGACATGGATTCGTAGTGTATGTAGTTTCCATATTCTGCCCATCGCGACTCACAATAATATCATAGTTCGTTAGGGTTCCCCAATCGGCTGACTTGTCCAGACGAAATAGAACTTTAAGCACCGATTGTTTGTCGCAATCCAGCAGTTTAACTTCATTATCCATCCACACCGGCATCTGCCAGAAGTGTTTAGGTTTTTCGCCAGATGGAACATCTTTTACTAACTTCACCCGTATGGGCGTTTTGTCTTGCCAGTATATGTAACCATACACTGGTTGGCTTAATATGCGAAAACGATTTTCCCCCGGTTGGAACTTTGCGAATAAACCGCCATTCCCACTTTCGGGTAATTCGTAATCACTTGGTAGTAGTCCACTCATAGTGTTATTTTCTCCAGTTGTCTTTTTGTTCGTAATTGTGGCGAGCAGAAGAGCGTAGAAGCCTACTCGCGTAGGCTTCCGCGTTTACTGCATTGATAACCACGTCTTTCTATTAGCGAATCAATTTTCGCCAATTCTTTTTCAGTCACTTGTGCTTTAATACCGATATCAACATCATAAATTCCTTGACGCTTCCCCGGTATATATTCAGTAAATAGTGCTAATAATTTTTGCAATTTCGCAGCAAAGCGTATCCGCTCTTCTTTATTCTGGATACATATAGTATAAATCATAGGGCGACGCTCCAATCGATAGGGGATGTGGAGGATAGAGAGATGATCAGCGCGCCGCCCACTGCGGAGTTTTTAAATAAATTTATCATTTGTGTGAATTCTTTCTAAAGCATCTAAAGAGCTACGTTTAATCAACGTCCTGACTCCGAATAGTTTAGTAACTAAATTATTATTTGCTACGCCGGATCTTTTAAGCGCAAGTGCGGATTTAACCCCGCGCAGCGACACACCTAGATACTCTGCGGTCTGGCCAATTGTGAGCCACTCTTGAATAGTTCCTACTGGTTTATCCATGTGATGTCTTCTCTAATATTTAATACTTTTGCAATATTATCTTTATGCTTCAACTTGAATGTGCGCTTGCCATTCATCATCAAACTGAGTAGTGATGCGGAGCAATTTATATAACGAGCCAGCATCCTGACAGATAGATTATATTCCATCATTAATTGCTTAAGTGTCCGCTTGTTATGTGTTGTATTTTCGTAGCTCATGCAACACTATATTAATATTTAAGTTTACGATCTGCAACGCCTAATGTTGACTTATTACCCGGTTTTGCCCTATATTACACGCACTATAATAGGAGGATACGCATGACAATCAACGTACCAATCACATTAACACCAGAAGACATCAATGATATAATCTGCACCGCCATCGAGGGCGGCATTACTTATTGGTGTTTAAGCTATATGGGCTATGGTGATAATCTTAAACTCGATGGTGCTGACCAATTGAAGGAAGAATATGGCGAGACTGTTACTCGAGCACGTGACATCAGTTACGCTTACGAATGGCTGGGATTTGGTGGCTACTTAAGGCTTGAAGAAGACAACATTTTTCATCGTCTAGATTTAGACTCATTTAAAGCTGGCTTGGAAAAGTGGATCTCATCACAAACATTCAAACCCGGTGAAGCATTCGATATCGGAGACATTGACGCTGGTGACGCAGATTCAATTGTACAGTATGCAATCTTTGGCGAATTGAAATACGGTTAACCACAACAACAAAAGGACAACACAACATGACACTAATACAAAAAAGCAAGGTCAAGCGCTTCTTAAATGACCTTGGTGTGCGTGTTAATCCCAACGCATTTGACGGGATTAATCGCATAGTAGAATCAGCGCTGACCCAGTTATCTGGTAAGGTGCGCGAAGACGGTATGAAGACCGTTATGCCGCATCACGCTGCGCCCAACGTAAATGGCGCATCCACGCAGACCGGCTGCAAAGAATGCGTTAACATTAAGCCAGAGTTTATTCGCTTCGCAAGATCCACTCAGGATTATTGCCATGAGCAAGCGATTATACTATCGCGGAAGGTGAATGCATAATGGCTAAGAAATCACATCGCGCAGGGAGGCCATCACCGCATCAAGTGAGTTTCATTCACCCGGTGAGCGGCAAGCGCACTAAAAAATGCTTCAAGACAAAAGCAGCGCAAGAAGACGCTTTTCGTTACTATGATAACCTTGAGTATCTACAGCGCACCAATCAAGATTGGCGCAGGGAATATTATCAAGAGCAAAAGTCCGTTACTCTTAAGGATGTTTTTGATCTGTTCCGCAGCGTCTATCTGGTTGATATGGATAACTATGATACAGTACGGCGCTACAAGGCTGTGCTTAATTCAATAACCGAAATATTCCCAGAGTCTACTCCAGTGGAAATGATCCGTGGCCTAGAACGTCATATGGCCGTTGGTCTACGTCAAGGCTGGGGGATCTACAAGGCCCACCGGGAAGCCATGGGACGTACACGTCGCGGCATCAACAGTTATTTAAGTGATGCACGCATAGCCTTTGAATTTGCCATTGAGAACGGCGGAAAAGACAACAATGGCTTAATCACCACCAACCCCATTAAAAAGGGCCGTATGGGCGATAAATTCAAAAACAGTGAACTGGAACCGCTGGACGTTTTTGAATGGACTAACGCTAATATTAAGCGCCTGTTTAATAATAAAGCTATGCCCGAATATCATCGTGAACTGGTCATGGTATATTCGCTGATCGGAGTTCGCGCTACGGAACTTGCTGGTTACAATTACAAAGACCGTAACAAGGAACTCAAATGGCATCATGTAGATCTCAAAAAAGGCGAGATTATGCTATGGGTAGGTAAGCAGGGATCTGCGGCACGTCGTAAGCGCGCACCACTACATCCAGAAGTAGTTCAGATCTTTAAAAAGTGGAAAGATGTGGATAATTTTGAGCGCCCAATACCGCATGCTTATCGCTGGCTGTGGGGCAAAATGAATGAAGTGCAACAGATTACTGGTCTTAATTTTACGAACCACGATCTACGCCGGCTTAAAGCACAGCTGACAGAAAAGAAGACGCATGATGCTAAAGCAGCTGCATACTCCATTGGTGATAAATCAGTGGAGATGGTGAAGGATCATTATGCGCCTACATCAATGTCTACGTTGCGGCATCTGAATGACGAAGCATTCGCACAATTAACCACGGAGCTAGAAGGCAACGCATGATACATTGGAGCCACTGTGGAGCCAAACTGGCTTTTACCGACGAGAAGCACATGGAATCATAATCCACGTGTCGGGGGTTCGAGTCCCTCCTCCGCTACTCTGATTTGTCGACGAAGAACCCCGTGATTTGCGGGGTTTTTTGTTTCTATTACTTTATTACAAATCGGGCAACGAAAGGCAGTTTAATGCAGGGAGAATGGAGCCAAGGCGGAGCCAAGATTCTACCATGTTTCGCGGAGATCTAGATTAAAGTTCCATGTTTGCGATGCAATTTGTGTTGCCGATAGGTCATTTTGTAATCTATAAAATCCGTAATCACTTTCATCAGTGCTGGAATTGTTTATACTAAATAGAACCGGATTATGTGGCCCAAGTATGCGACTATAGAACTGAGTTACTATATCTGCCGAATCATAACTCTCGCTCACAACTGTCGATAATCGATTCTCTGGAAATAAATTAGTATCCGCAGTATAGTTAAAATCCAGTGATAAGTTTCGTCGCCCTATTGGATTAAAGAAATAATATGGATTACCACCCGTAGGGCCTATATTAGTATCACTTGCGTAATTCATCATCCATGGTGTATGCGACATCATAGGCCCGCCGAAGTGTGTTGAATTAGAATATTCGCTGCCACCAGATGAACTCAGTACTTTCGTACCATCAAACTCAAGACCAGTTTGCGCTGTAACTTGCGCAGCTACTGGCCAATCGAAATATTCCCCATAGCAGATTCCGCCCAGATACAAATCGTTTGCGAAGTTTGTTCCGGCTGAAAGGTCTTCACTAAAAGTAATACGCACATAACGATTATTATTCGAACTGGTATTATCCGTCCATGTAAATAATGTCCAGCCATTATCCGCCGGATTTATCCACTCATTGGACGATCCATGGGCAGCAGCATTAATGAGTTTAGTGTGACCAGTGTAGTCTGCGTCACTAACAGTGACTGTATTGCCGGAACCGTTAAAGGTACTATGATCACTTGTCTGTACTTTAAAGACCACATCAGCGGTTCGTAGGTTATGTCCCATGATCGCAAAAAAATTAGATTCAGCCAGTGTTTCAGATCCCATTTCAGTATCATACTGTATATAGAATTCTTTCGTTTCTTTCGGTATTTTAATATAGCGTTGCGGCTTTAAATCGAATAAATCCATAAGATGCCCTTCATCCAACGCAAATGCGCTAGCATCTGTTCTAACAGTAGAGATCTGGGCTGATGTATTCCACCCTAGCGCCATACGCCTTGCGATCTGGCAAGTGTATGCGCGGCATGTACTAATTCTATTATAACTCATTTATGATACCTCTCGTGCAGTTATGCTCACTGCTCCCGGTGAGCGTTTTAAATCTATGACCATGTAGTAATCTGCCCAGTTATCGCCGAATGGTTCAACGGGCATTTCATCTGCGCTATCGCTAAACTTAATAATATCTCCAGTTTCTAAGTTATAACCTTTGGCTGGATTAACAATGTTGCATGAAATAATTTTCTTTATATCGCCGAATATATTCATGTAGTAATCCGAAAATCCATCGTTTGGATCACCGCCACCGGGATTAGCGTTACCGGGCATGTTCACGTTCATATCTAATTCAATATCTGCAATATTTTCTTTAGATAAGATGTTCCATGTTGTGCGCGGAGTATTTGTCGAGTCTACGCTGGTCACATTGCTTAAATAGCGATTGTCTGCTGGATGCTTTTCATATGAAATCTCCATATGTGTAAGCAGCTCAGAGAATGGTGAATTTTTAATGTTGAGATTATTGATGTCTTGGATATTTAGTGTTTGTGTGACATCACCAGATGCATAACTATCTTTAATAAACCAATAGCTACCAGACCCATCTGCGCGCCACTTGAAAATAAAACAAAATTCTTTTTGCAGCTGCTCTAAAATCTTTTTCAATTCTACTGGCTCCAGAGTCCACCAGCGCACATTCCAAGCTGTGGTGAGCCGTGCAGCTTCTATATTCAGTGACCCAGTTGCTGGGAATGTTGTATCCCAGTTATACAGCGCATTATCAGCTACATCGTAATTCGTAAACCGCGCAAGTAGGTCTCGGTGCATCTCTAGTCCAGTTTCTGCAACTCCGCCGCCACCAGTGAAGGAACTGGTAAGTCCATCCCCACCAGTATATAATTTTTCAGTTTTATAAATAATATCCGTACCGCTTTGTAGATTCTTATTTGATGTTTCATCTACGTCTATTTCAAGTGTACCAATTATTCTGACATCGGTAATATCAAAAAAAGCCTGAAACTCTGCTCTCGTAGAAGATGAGTTTCGTGTGAATATTGATTGTGCTTTTATTTCAATTTCTGACAATCCATCTTCTGATGCAAGATAATTTGATGTAAATGTGCTTGTTGAACCATCTGATGGCCCTGAAGCAGTTTCAAATGCTTCATCTGGAGTGCCATTCGCAACTGTCATCATAGTGGAATTTGCACCAGATGTTGTATTAATTAGCTTACAAGTAACCGTTGCACCAGATCCACCTCCGGTGACGGTTGTTTCCATAGTTCCATGTATTCTTGCTCTTATTTGAATTGCGATTGCTGTAAACTTGCCTGCCATTTGTGGAATAGTAAGCTTTATTAGGCTTTCGATGGTTTGTGATGTGCCATGAGAGCCAGAGTTATAATTATAACTCTGAACTTCTCTTGCATAGTCACCAGTATCGTCATCTTGGTCATCATTAGTTATAAATGTTCCAGCTGATGTAAATGCTCCAGTATCAGCAGTGCTAACCCCATTTGGTTTAAATTTTAAAGCACGTTTCAGAACCCAATAACTAATTAACCCATAACCGCCTTGGAAAGACGAAGATTCATCATCGACAGATACACTGGATGATTCGTATAATGGAATAAATTTATCAATATTTTTTTCATAAAAGTGTGGGTTTGGACTCGTAGCCGATGACCCACTTACAGCCATGTGTTTAAGCATAAGCGTATGGATATGCGTTCCACTTACATAATCTACTGGAATCGGAAATAATTTTTTCTCCGTACAATATGTTTCGCTTCCCGTAGATGAAACATTTGCTACAAAGTCTCCATAAGCCACGGGGAAATACTTTTTATGTGTTGTACTTTTGTCTTGCGGAATAGAAATAAAATCCCATGGGCGCTGCTCGCATAAACTCAGCGTAATTGAATCTGCGTCATGGCTAATATCAATTAAGCGTCCTTCGTATATTTGCAGACAGTTTGATAACGTAACATTCGCATTCAACTGGCTATATATTTTTACGGTGCGGTTGATATATTTTCTGGTCCCGAATAGTTCTGCACTGAAATCGTCATTATTATATTTGAAGTTTGCCAGCTTCACGGTGACGTTACCAGTTTTTGCCGTAGATTCTGCGAGACTAATACTGGATCGGATGCTGGGCTTTGATGTGACTACGCCATAGTACTTGACGCTACCTACTACAGTTTCAGCAAAAGAAATTCCGACAAAGTTACTAGCGTCATAATATAACTGGAATAACCAGTTCTCCTGAATATTGCCAGTTCGAGCTGCGTCAGAATAAAATGACGGGAGGGAGAGACTCATGCAAGGTTAAGCCGCTTTGCGCGCTCAATGGCTGGTATGATCGAATCCACTACAGTGTCATCAATCAGTGGAGCATTGATATTCACAGTTATGTTACCACCACTTGGCGCATCTGGGCCGGGAGATCCGATTGGCGTGACTTGGACATGCTCACGGCCTCCGGGGTTGTCTCCCACCATAATCATCTGCGGGCCGGAAGTGATGAAATCGCCACCTTCAGCGAAACCGGGAAGGGCAAGTGTTTGTGCGCCAATGACTGTGGTTGCAAGCGCTGCACCACCAGTAATGGCAGCAGTTCCGCCTGTGGCAACAGACATCATTGCAGCAGCAGTAGCCATATTTGATGCAATAGCTGTACCAGTGACTGCTGATTGCGCAATAGCAGCACTGTCACTTGCTTTTTTGACTGCGTGCATCGCGATTTCATTTTTAATTGCTTGAACCACTAGATCAGCAAAAAACTTAATCACACTACTCTGCATAGCTTCCATGACTCTGTCATATCTATCTGCGCCATTCATAGCAGTATCGGTGAGTGAGTTAATAAATGTATTGTAAGCGCCACCAAATATTGACATCAATTCATTCTCTTGCTCAAAGCGATCCATGGCCAGCTTGAGTTTCTCGCCTTCAGCCCATTCTTTGACCGCTACTTGATCCATTTCCAGTGCAATGAATCGATCAGCTTGAGTCTCTATAAGCCCGATCTGGAAATCAAAGTTATCTTGAAAAATAACTTCCATTGCGCTTTGCTGGTCTTTCAGAAATTTCTCTCTTGCGGCTTCTTGTTTTTTGAGTGCTGCAAGATTGTCACTAACGCGTTTTTCCTCTACCTTCGCAGCTGCTTTAAATGCTTTTTCTTCCGCTTTAAGTCGTTCTTTTGTAGCCTTCTCAGCCTCTTTGTCTGCTTCGCGCTTGGCAAGAATTGCGTCGATTTGCTCTAACGTCGCTATCTCATTAGCTGAAAGCATTCTATTTTCGGCCAAGTATGCAGTCACACGCGCTTTACCAAGCTCAGTATCTTCCAACATAGTCGCTAACCGCACAGCATAAGCGGTTTCACTTTTCATCAATGCTTCTGCTTCTTCTTGGAGTTTTTCTTTTAACTTTGCTGCTGCGTCCGCTGCTGCGTTAGTGCCTTCACTTAAGTCTAGAGTGCCATCAGCGAACTTGCGCACTAAAGCATCTAAATCCGCTACTGGATCGGCGACTTCTTCTGCTTCTTTACCATAGTTGCGCCATGCAGATGTAGCAAGTTCAATAGCCATGGCCAATGCAGTGATTCCGGCAATGATCACATTCCCTGTGATGGCCCTATTTAATGCCCACTGCGCATATGCGGCCCTAATGGCGCTGGCGGTGTATAGCACAAGTGCAGAAGTGAGGCCGGCTAAAAGGATTCCAGCACGCCTAGTATTAGACATGAAATTGATCATACTTAAACCAATTTGGGCGAATGGGATGATCATATCGCCAATCTCTTCACGCAAAGTTTTCAAACGTCCCTGCGTTCCCCGTAACTGGTTCGCAAATTCTTTCTGGGTTATTGTCAGGTTATTAGCTGCATCAGCAGAACCGCGGGATATTAAACTCATTCTAGATAATAGTTTCTGCTCCTGAGTCAATTCTTCGCCTACTTCCGCTAAACCAAGTCGCATTGCTTCGGTTTTTAGCGTGGCTTCGGTGATAGAGATCCCCAGCTCACGCACCGCTTCATGGTTACCCACAATCGCGCTGGTGAACCGTGCAGCTACTTCACTGGTCATTCTATTCTGTAATGATCCAACATCCAATGCTAATTGCGCCATAGCAATAGATAATTCTGATGCTTGCTCACGACTAAATCCGAGCGGTACAAACGTGTCCTGTAACTTGGCCATAAGGCCAACCATCTCTGATTTCGCTATGCCAAAACTGGATTGTATATGACCAGCAAATTTTAGCGCTTCTTTGCCAAAATCACCGAATACAATATTGAATTTATCTTGTTCTTCCGTGGCATCTGATGAAGCCCGGACGAAACTTCCAAGTGCGCTGATAACACCGCCGATTGCGAATGTATATAATAAAAGATTATTGCGCAGCTGCGATACTTCCTTGCGCATTACAGCCGTAGCTGTACCGGCATTATTTGCACTGCGTGAATAGCTTCTGGATTGCTTGGTTACATCAGCCAGATTACGCTTGGCCTGCGTGAATCCACGAGTCTGGATATCAATTATAAATCTAGCCATTTTTTGTCTTCTGTTTCATTAGCGCATTGTACTCATCATCTATACCTGAAAAGGTGACTAATCTGTCGTATATGGCGCTATCTATATCGCTGGCCATGGGGATGTTAAATCGCTTCATTAGCATAAATTCTTCCAGATTCATTATGACTTCAGAATCAAGGAAGTATGCTGGATTACAGCAACCGATGATGAGATTAAAATAGCATTGCTGGCCGATAGTGAATTTATTCTCATTATCTTCAGCCAGTATGCGATCTATTTCACACCACAACTCATCTTCATCGTAGAGTACTTGCGCGCCAGTAGTGGGCGATGTTGCTGTATATGGAAACTCAAGGCCGTTAGGTTTCGCATTTTTAAACGACATCCAGACGGCGATGCGGTGCTTAATTACTTTTTTTTAGAGACACCTTCGCGATACTTGTTATACGCTGCAAGTAGCACTGCGTCAATTTCATTATCATCCAGTTTCTCAAAGACTTTCTCTTCATCTCCGAAAGCCATTTCTCTTACGAACTCTAAAAGCTCGTAAAATGATTCTGGATTGATTTCGTCGCTACCTTGAGCGACACGAATTTCAACGCGATGCAGATCTCGCCGCTGCGCGAAGGTGATATCACGGATCTCGAATGAGCCGTGATCGGTTTTGATTGTCATTTAGGTGTTTCTAACTTGAAATGTACCGAACAAAAGTTTTTGATCAACAGAAAACATCATTGCTGCCTGTTCGTTTAAACTCATTCCGGTAATGATGGCTTTATCGCAAGTGAAACCAAATTCAGTAGCGCTACCATATGTGGCGTGATTTGCGATTGTATTGGTGAGACTTGTTTGAGCGGAAGCATTCATAAAATTTCCAAGTATACCTTTAGTATCAAGGTCAAGTTTAACCGCACTAGATAAAGTCACTATCGGCCCTTCTGGAACACTGCGACTTATCGAATAAGGTCTATTATTAGTTGGGTCCCAGCCTACATAATCAGCTGGGTTTTCGATGCTCAAATTAAAGCTTTGCATTACTGGCGTTGCTACGCCAGCAATTGTTCTGCTAACAAAATCATGTATGGTGCGCAATCCTGTTACAACTGGCGCAGTTACAGTATTTGCAGCATGTAAAAATGTAGGAGAATAGCCAGTTTTCAGAGTCACTGAGTATTTGACACGCCCTCCATCAGTTGCACTATCAGCGAATACTGAAAAGGCAGTAACAGAACAGCCCGTAAGTTCTATGCAGCCATCGCTTGTGGTTGGACTACCAGCATTATCTGTTAAGGTCGGACTTATCACTTTTACAGTATAGGTTCTCGTTGCAGCTGCTGTAGTTGCGCCGTGGTAAAGGTTTGGCGCAGTATATGAGTCGGATACTGATATATTACCACCTGACGCGGCAGTATGTAATATGCCTTCTAAAAATGTCATCGCAGTATCGTTTAAGAGTCCCGTTGCTGTGATTTCTATTGGCGTATCTTTAGATGATGAATATATCTCAGCAAAATCCGCAACAAACTTACCCGATTTTGCGGATAAATCTTGAACTGGCGCAAATGATGGCAGACTAACACTATCAGTAAAAAGCTGCGTTGTATTGTCTACTGGTGTGCCGGTAGCCGTATCGTGTATGACACCAATACCAAAATCATTAGGTTGGTGTGCTGCGTTATTATTTGCCATAATTATTTACCCTTGGTTTTGACTTCATCGACAAACTGTTTAGCAACTTCTGGCATTGCGTCTACTTCCACAGTCTTGCCTTCATTTAATTTGTTCCATTGTTCCCGCGAGAAACCAGAGTGTGAATTAAACTTTGGAATTACGCTACATTTATCTTTTTTCTTTACTTTCATCAAACAACCTCAAATACGTTGGCAGAGAACAATGCTTCTACTAATAGTGTATCGGGTGACAAGTCTGCATTCTCCGATTCATAATTAATTGATTCCAGTTTACCATTAAAGAAATATTGCTCATGCGAACTATTATTACGAATTAATCTTTTGAGTCGCTCAGTCACTGCGCTGACTGCGTCAATGTGAGTATCTTTTTTAAATTCACCAGCCACCATCCTGTAATACTGAATCACTACAGTGTAGATGCGAGTATGGCCACTGGCCATGTCTTCTTCAAGCGCATCACTAACAACGCGCAAATTAAACCAGTTAGTGCCACGCTCTATAAACTCCCGGTCGAAGTACACTGGCTGCGCAAATTCTGCCACAAGCAGCGCTTGCAACGGATCTAAAACATTCGTCTTTAAATTGTTGGTGAAAGTGATGGCCATTAGCGATAGAGCTGCCCACTGCGTATACTGCCTATGGCTACTTCACTGGATCGGAATGTGACACTGAATTCATCATTAAGCGTATACACTCCGAGTCCAAAAATGATTTGCGAGTTATAGAGAAATGTCTGGTATGCACCAGTTATGATTTCTCCAGATATAAGTTTATTTTGTTTTAATCCATCTGCGTTTTTTGCGTATGCATCAAACTTCGCAGTGGGGGTGGAGCCGTAGGATGCTGCAACCGTGCCGGCAGTAGAGATAACCACGCGCACTTCATCATAATCAGTGGTAACCGGTCCTCGCATTTTTAAGTCAGTTATACCACCAGTGGAACTTGCATTTTGAGTAACAATCTGAACAATTCCATTTTCGCTCTTTGTAGTGGTTTCGTTCCAGAGCGCATATTCATGTCTCCGCAACTTATCTAATAAACCTTGTCCTGTTTCATCATTGATAGCCAGTGCGCGGATCTCCGCTGCGCGCTCCGGGTTTGTGCGTAAGGCCAGATTACTCACTGCGAGTATGGCATTGATGCGCACTAGGATGAAATCATAATTGCGTTCAGCTGCGCCTTGGTATGTAGAATTCTTAATAGGGTAGACAGGGCGATTTAAATAACTGCGCATTTCGTCTGCGCTCTCATCAACTGCTTTCTGTTTTAATGTGGCCCAATCTTCGCTTTCTTCAAAATTACGGGAGTTCATATCTGCTACACTTGATCCACCAATGAATAAGTCCAAACGGTCAGATGCGCTTTGGTACTCCCATTCCCCCATAGCGTTGGGAGTGTCTGAAACTGGTGTTTGTTCAGCGCCATCCATGAAAATTGCGGAGCAAAAACCAGCGTTATGAAGATAATATAACGAAGTAGTGCCTGACGCAACCCAGTTGTTTGGCAGTACTCGTTTACGATCAAATACTGCAACGTCCGCGATTGCTTGCAGATCCGTGGTTATATTACAATAACTTTCAGCTAATGAACTCATGCGTATGCCATGTCTCTACTAGTTGTTAAAATGGTGACATCGGGGATCTTAGTACCGTGGATCAGCGCCAGTATGAGTCCGATGATAACTACGTCTGGTTTATGTACGTTTTGCAACCCCTTTTCCAACTCTTTCAGTTGCTGCATCACTTCAATGAGATTTTCAATCTTTTGTGCGTCATCCATACTTGGATACTATCTCCATGAATTTCTCTGGTGTGCCAGCGCCTTTGGCAGTGTTGTAGTGCTTTTTCCATTGTCGAGCCTGTTGCTCCAATGTGCGTGGGAGCGCCTTCGGGACCCGCCGCCAGTGAATGCGACAGAATACGATCTGTGCAGCTATGTTGGTGGTTAAGATATAGCGCCAATCATCTTCGTTAGGTGCAGTGAAATAACTCCAATCGAGCATACATACTTCCGCAACCTTTTTCATCAAATTCTCGCGATACTTCAGATAGTTATTAATAATGTCAATCGCTGTGAATGGTTCACATTGAAATACACCACGGGCAATATTATTACCGCCCTTTTGCATCAAGTAGATATACTTAGATTCTACCAGACCAGTGTTGTACACTAGATCCTGTGCTTCTGGCGAGCAATAATCTTCACCCAGCTTCTGTAGCACATCATTGATGATGCTACGCATTTGCTTCTTATCAAGCATTATTTCTTCTGGAAAAACCCAACCAGCATATCGCAGACTACATCAGTCACTTTCTCGAATAACTCTTGTTCTTTGTCTTCATTGATCCATGGCAGATTCACTCTTTCATTGATCTTGGTGGCCAGCATCACACTAAACTCATCTGAGTCAATGTGATTCATAGCTTCTTCTTGCATCTTTTCGGCTTGATCTTCAGCCATTTCCATGAGCATTGCTTTAAAGTCCATTTTAACTTTCCTTTATCTTTTTGGTTTTTAAATATAAATAATAAATCTGCACCGCGAACATTACGCACATCAATACACCTGAGATTAAGTCTGTCCAATAGACTAAGCCTAAACTTGTACTTATTCCTGTCACTTTTAAACTATCCATATTAGTGTCTTCCGTTGATTCGGCTCATAGAGCCTTTAAGTTCTGATACTTGATTATCCAAGTCATTGATTTCTTTGGTCATAGCATCAAATTTCCGATCCAGCTTGTCATCGGATACGTTCCATCTGCCGATTAATTTGATGATCATGCCTTCCATGTTTTCGAGAGTTTCGCTCTGACCTTTGTTTTCAACTTTGAGATTTTCTAATGTTTCTTGTTGAGATTCCGACTTCTTTGACATGGATACCACTAAATAGACGAACATTATTCCGACCACGAGAACCATGCCACCCTCTTGGTAAATAGCCACCCAATCCATTATTTACTCCAAAATGTAGTATATTTCGCACATTATTCACCGCCACCCAACACTTTGCTGAGTAGTGATTTATTAACTGCTTCTAATTCTTGCTCTTTATAGCCTTCAAGTCTGGACACTCGATCTTCCATCATCTTATCGTACTCAACGAGCGACTTTTCAATCTGGCGAATGTCATTAGCGTTGGTGTCAATCTTTCCATTAAGCGCATACCAAGCCCCGGTGATCGTGAACACGAAGAACACTAGCTGCACCAGTAACTTTACTGAGAGAGTTATCTCCAGCGCTGACGGGTCTTTTAGCGCACTGGGCATAATTCATAATTGCTAACAGTGTGAGTAAGAATGCTATGTAGCCGGAGAGAATCTGCTTTTCCATTTTGTTCATTCACGCATCGCTACCTTATTATTTACTAATTTATGTTTCACAATGTCGATACGCCCATGACCATCAGAGTGTTTTTTAGCGCACTCTTTGACAAATTCTTCTTCACAAGTCTGGAATGAATCACTACGCTTAGTGATCTCGCCATCAACCCATAAGAAATAATCTTTTGCAGCAGATGGGTATGTGAGTGAACTCATTGAACCGTTAGCCAGTTTAATGGTCTTGGTCATTTCTGGCTTGTTGTTCAAGTGTAGCACAACATCGTGATCTTGGGCGCATCGGCGAACAATCATAACACCATCCACCATGCACAAGCTGTTGCAATAAATACATCTAAGAATGAATCTTCAGCCCATGCTCTTAGTGAACCATAAGGTTTGTAATTCTCAAAT